CGTTTGAAGATGCAACAGAACCTAGTGGGGATCTAGGAGCATAAGTAAAGTAGGTGATTTCAATGTTCAAAATAGATGACGTTGAAGCCATTAAACAAGCGATACGCGTCGACCATGATTTCGATGATGACTTAATTATGGAAGTGTATTTACCAGGTGCGATTAACGAAATTAAAACAGCTGTATCTTTAAGGGAAGAAGATCAACCTTTTTATGAAAATAACGGATTGTTTAACCTTGCAGTATTGAATACTGTAGCACATCACTACGATAACCGTTCAACTACTTCCAACGAACAAACTTTCGAAGTACCTGCATCTTCTGTAAAGCTCGTTCAGACATTAAGAAGTAGCTTGATTAAATGGCGTAAGGATAACATTGAGGTGATAGTCGATGAACCTTAACCAATTAGATTACAGAGTTACTTTTTATGAAGTTGTGAATGATGGTCCAGAAGCAGGAATGAATGAACAAAAAGAAATATACAGTTGTTTCGCTGGAATGTACGAACCAACACAAAAAGATGTACAGTTAGGTAATTTAGAACTTAGTAAAAGGTCAGTTACATTAAATATTAGAGATGCACAACCTCAATTTATACCAAGCTCAAAACACGTATTTGAGATAAAAAATGGTATGTATGCAGGGTTGTTTTTTAATGTCAAAAATGTAGCACCTGCTAAGTCGCCTAACTATGTCAAAGTGGTGGGTGAAGAAGAATGACTATGACATTGAAAGGTGATAAAGAAATAATCGCCTATTTAGAAACGAAATACGGTAAATCTGCTATGAAACGCATAACTGACTTTGCACTAACTAAAGCTGGCAATAAAGTTGTAAGTATTATCAAAGGTAATATGAAAAGTTTTGAAGATACTGGAGAATCAGTAGAAGAAACTACACTTTCAAAGCCGATGACGATAAAAGGAGTAAGGACCGTTAAAATTCATTGGCGAGGTCCTAAACAACGTTATCGTATTATCCACCTAAATGAATATGGTCACTTTGATCGTTCTGGAAAGTGGGTTAATACAGCTGGTAAAGGTGTTATTGAAAACGCTATGCGTGAAGGCAGAGAAACGTATTTCAGAACAGTAAAAGAAGAAATGAGAAAGAGGGTGTAATTTATTGGATGACATCACAATGAAAATATACGAAGCGATTATAGATAACAAAGAAATTATGAATCATGTTCAAAAGAACAATATTAAATTCTTTGATTATCCAAACGCACAAGAAATTAAAGATGTAGTGATTGTCATAGATCCATTAGATACACCTACACCTACTGATTTTGGTGATAATGATAATCTCACTTACGAATATTTTTATCAAATAGATGTATTTGTAAAACAAAAACAAGGAGTAAACGGACGAGTCTTATCAGATAGACTCGTTTTTTTAATACAACGAATGATGTGGGAAGTATTAGGTTTTGGAGAGACATCATCAATAAAACCCGAATATATCAAAGAATTTAGTATCTACCGACAAACTAAAAGGTTTGAAGGTAAACAATATTTTAAAATTTAGGAGTGTTTTAATATGGCAGAGAAAAACTATCGTTCATTTACAGGGTTAACAGAATTTTATTATAAAGTGCATGGTGAAGGTGGCGTTCAAAAAGTTGCTGATCCAGAACGCATTAAATATTTACAAGAAATTTCAGTATCCAAAGATCAAGACATCGAAAAAGCATATGGTGATAACCAAGTAGCAGAAATGGCAGTTGCTAACGGAACAATCGAAGTAGAAGCTGGTTTCCATAAGTTACCATTAGAGGACAGAGTTGCATTGTTCGGATTAGAAAAATCAGAGGACGGCATCGTGTCAGTTGGTAACGATACACCACCATATGTAGCTGTTATGTTTGCGAAAACTATGGAAGATGGTTCACGCGAGTATGTGGGATTACCTAAAGGATTATTCACATTCCCTGAATTAGAAGGTAATACAAAAGAAGATGGCGTAGAATTCAGTTCTGACTCTACTACTGCTGAATTCATGCAAGCTAAAGTTAAAGGCTTCGAAGAAGAAAAAGCAATGTTATTAGGTCACGATGCTAAAGGTACATCCGTTATGAAAGACGCTATTTGGGAGGCTGTTTTTGGCGAATCTGCACCAAGCAGTGATCCAAAAGAATCTAGTGGAACAGAATCAGAACTAGGCGCATAACATACAGGAGGTTTGATTATGGCTAAAAATAAGTATGAAGTTTTACACAAATTCATTGATTTAGAGGATAAGAAGAAAGTTTACGATACTGGAGATACTTATCCTAAACCAGCGAACAAAAAAATCTCTGATGAGCGTATTTCAGAGCTTTCTACAAGCAACAACAGACGTGGAAAAGCGTTAATCAAAGAATTAGAAGAATAACTATTATCGAGGACTTCGTGTCCTCTTTTTATTTGCAAATAAAAATCAAAATTAAAGGAGCAATTAAAATATGGCTAAACGTAATTTTATTAAATTAATTCAAATCGATAAAAAGGGTAACGCAGTAACTGATTCAGAAGGTAACGCAAAATTCGACACTTATATTACACCTACACAAATTCCTTTTCGTAAAATCTATGATGCAGCTGATTTAATGGACGGTGCATCAGATGAGAACACTTCTGCGCAAGAAAATATCGATCAAATGTTAGACATGGTAGTTGATATTTACAACAATCAATTTACAAAAGATGATTTACTAGACAGATTGCATGCACCAGATGCTGTAGAAGAGTTACAACAACAAATTCAATTTATTGCACAAGGTCAAATGGATGAAGAAAGAAAAAAGCAATTAGCCAAAATGATTTAAAACCTATCAATTATAAAGAACATAAGGAAAATATGAAGAAGTTAATGTTGGAAATGATGAAAGAAGGTGGTAAGGATATCAACGATATATTAGATATGCCTTTTGCTTTTTTCATGGAGTTAGTTGATGAAAGTAATAAGAAAAACGTCAAGAAAACTCACAGTATGATCGACGCGTTCATGTAATACATCTTATAAGCAAGGAGGTGGAGTGATGGCAGAAAGAATTAAAGGATTGCAGATTGATCTGTCAATGCGAGATGTAAATATAAGTAAAACACTAGCTGGAGTAAAACGTGAATTTAGAGCATTAAACTCAGACCTCAAACTATCAAGTAATAACTTTAAGTATGGAGAAAAAAGTGCTGCTTCTTACAAATCTCGAATGAATGATTTAGATGGTGCCATTAAACAAGGGACAGCTAATTTAGATTCACTCAAAAATCAATACGAAGAAGTTGCACGAACACAAGGTGCTAATAGTGCTAAAGCTGTCAGATTAAGTACTGAGTACAATAATCAAGCCATAGCAGTTAATAAAATGAGAGATGAATATGGTAGATTAAACAGTTACTATAAGGAAAATTTTTCCATTGCAGGTCGATTGAGCAATTCTTTTAAAAGCGTTGGTTCAAACATGCAGAATGTAGGTCAACAAGCACAAAATTTAGGTAGTTCTCTTACAAGTAAAATTACTAAGCCAGCGTTAGTAGCTGGCACTGCAATGGCAGGTATAACAGCTAAGCTAGGTTTTGACAGATTGGTCGGTCTTGATACTGCCAAAGCAAAACTCGAAGGTTTAGGATATTCAACTAAAGAAGTGGGTTCGATTACTGATCAAGTAACACATGCGATTCAAGGCGGTATGACAACAATGGCCGAAGGTACCGATGTTGCAGCAGGTGCTTTAGCGGCAGGAGTAAAACAAGGTAAAGAATTAGAGAAGTATATTAAATTAGTTGGTGATGCGGCTGTCGGAAGCAATAGACCGGTATCTGAAATGGCAATGATATTTAATAGAGTTCAAGGTCAAGGAAAACTGATGACTCAAGAATTAAATATGATTGAAGAAGGTATGCCTGGATTTAGTAATGCTATGGCTAAACATCTTGGTGTTTCCTATGACGCTTTTAGAGAGATGATTACCAATGGTGAAGTAAGTTCTAAGGAATTTTTAGAAGTTATGGATGACTTCGCTGGTGGTATGGCAGGAGCTTATTCTAAATCTTGGAAAGGTATGGTACAAAACTCTAAAGCCTACATAGGTCAAATTGGAGAAGCATTCTTAAGCAGTACCTTTGAACAAGCCAAAGGTGGTTTGCATGAATTTGAGTCTATGTTGAAATCACCAGGAGCCAAAGAATGGGCAGCTAAAACTGGCGAACAACTTGGTAATACATTAGCTTCGATTGGCAATGGTATTAAAGGCCTAATAGATTGGTGGCAAAATTTAGACGGTTCCACTCAAAAAACGCTAGGTGGAATTGTTAAATGGTTAGGCATTACTTTAGTTACTATGGGACCTGTTTTAACAATATTCGGTAAGTTTGTAAGAACCATTGGTGGTATGTTTAGTGGTTTATCGACACTTATAACATTCATGATAAGACATAATGCTGCAGCCAAAATGAGTGCAGTTGGTCAAGCGGTATGGAATGGTGTTACTGCTACTGCTCGTGGTATCGCAAATGGTTATAGATTAGCAATAGCAGCTTTAAGTACATCTCAAACTATACAAGCTTTGAAAACTAAAATTGCTGCTGCTGCAACAACAGCTTGGACTGCAGTTACTAAAGGTGCAGCTTTAGCAACTAAAGGTTTAGGATTAGCTATAAGATTTATGACTGGGCCTGTCGGTATAGTTATTACAGCCATCGGATTATTAGTAGCTGGACTTATTCATTTATGGAAAACAAATAGCTCTTTTAGAAATAGTGTGATTACTGCTTGGACTGCTATTAAAAATGCAGCGGTAGCCATATTTGGATTTATTAAGACTCATATAGTCGCTATTTGGAATGTTATAAAAGCTTCAACAATTACAGTATGGAACGGAATTAAAACCGTTGCTGTAGCTACATGGAATGGAATTAAACTTGCTATATTACACCCTATTAGAACATTAAAAACTATTTTGTCGACTATCTGGAACGCTATGAAGAATAGTGCTATTAAAATCTGGACCGCCTTAAAGAACGGTGTTATAGCAATTATTAAAGCATATGTTGCACAAGTAAAATTTAATATCAACCTTATTAAACGCATTGTAGTTACGATATTTAATGCTATTAAAAGCTTTTCTATTAAAGTGTGGACTGCATTAAAAAATGGTGTGTTAGGAATCGTTCGAGCTTTGCGCAAAGGTGTTCTATCTGTATTTAACGCCTTAAAGAAAGGTGTTTCTGTAATATTTAATGCTGTAAAGAATGCAACAGTTAGAATCTGGACAGCTATAAAAAATTCAGTAGTGAACAAAGCAAAAGCATTATGGTCTGGAGTTAAAAATACATGGAATGCACTCAAAAAAGGTACAATTGGTATATTTAAAGCAGTTGGTAGTTTCATGAGTACTAAATGGAACAGTATTAAAAATGGTACTGTTAATAAAGCGAAAGCCCTATGGTCAGGCGTCAAAGGTGCTTGGGGATCACTTAAAAAAGGTACTCATAACACCATGACGGCTGTTGGTGGTTTCATGAGTAAAAAGTGGAATGGCATCAAAAATACTACTGTATCTATTGTAAATAGCATGAAATCGAAAGTTATGGGTACCATGAATAAAATGAGAGACGGTATCAAAACAGTTACCGGTAAAATTAGGAATCTTTTTGGCGGAATGGTTAAAGACGTTAAAAAAGGATTAAATAAATTGATCAGTGGTGTTAACTGGGTTGCTGATAAATTAGGTATGGATAAATTACCGTCTATTAAATTAAGTACGGGGACAAACGCATCTAAAAAATATGTGAGTCATGGGAAAATTAACCGAGACACTTTTGCGACAGTTGGAGACAAAGGTAGAGGTAATGGCCCTAGTGGATTTAGGCATGAAATGATTGAGTATCCTAATGGTAAAACAACTATTACACCTAATAGAGATACAACCACATTTTTACCTAAAGGTTCTAAAGTTTATAATGGCACACAAACCCATGCGATGCTATCCCAAATGCCTCGTTTTAGTATAGGTTCAGCAATCAAAGAAAAAGCTGAATATATGCTTGAAAATGGTAAAAAAGCTGTAAAAAGCACAGTTGGAAAAGGCAAAGACTTAGGAGGAAATGCAGTAGACCAAGTTAAGAAAGTTGGTTCTGAGGTTGCGGTTAAAGCTAAAAAGGTTGGAAGTGCAGTTATATCAGGTATAGGAGATGTATTTGATTATATAGGACACCCCGGTAAGCTAGTTAACAAAATTTTTGACAAAGTTGGGTTTAACTTTAATTTTCTTAAGGATGCACCTTTACCTTTTGATTTAATGCAAGGAGCCTACAAGAAATTAAAGAGTGGCGTTAAATCATTATTTGACGAATGGCTTAATGATGCCGGTGGCGGCGATGGATCGTCCTTTACTAAGTTTCCAATTACTACAGGGTATTATCCTAATGGTGGTGCTCCTGGTTATAGTTTTAATGGTGGTGCTCACTTTGGTATTGACTATGGCGCTCCATATGGTACAACTATCAATGCTACCAATGATGGAAATGTAAAAGCTATCCACAACTTAGGTGGAGGACTTGTTGCACGACTTTTAACAGGTCAGTTCACATTGTTCTTTATGCACTTATCTAAAATATTAAAACAAGGTAAAATCAAAGCTGGAGAACCAATGGCTAAAACAGGTAATTCAGGTCAATGGACTACTGGTCCACACGTACACTTCCAAGTTGAAAGAGGTCGCCATGATGACATCACAAACAGAGGGACAGTAAACCCTGCTAAATGGCTCAAAGGTCACGGTGGTGGAAAAGTTGGTGGTAGTGGTTCTGCAAACGCACGTAGAGCAATTCAAAGAGCACA